GTCGGTTTTGTGGTAGCTAACAACGGTGGTTCCGCTGGGCCGCCCGCGCGGCGGTCATAGCGCCGCAGGGGCAACGCGGGTACTGCCGCGGCGGGCCTCCGTTGCGGCCTCCGGTCTTGGTCTTGCGAAGGGCTTGCAGTGCGACGGCGGCGGGGTTTTTCGGGGTGGTCATACGGACACCTTGTCCGCCCAATCTTTGATCGTGTCGGTGATGATGTCGATTGCATGGCTGATGTCGAGGTAGTTAGCGTATCGGCGTTTTTCGTAGGCTTCTTGGCTGAAATCAGCAATAGTAGGCGGGTTGAGTTTGCATTTGAGGTCGAAGTGGTCAATGAAAATGGCGTCTGAGTTGCGGCACTCGCCAAACGTGATCGCCAGGTATTTTCCGCTGCTATGACGGAATGTGACGCAAACGCCACGCTCTCGGCCGTTGTACCAAGCCGATGTTTCCAGCGGCGCAATACCCCAATCATCAGGGATTTCCTGTCTCGATAGCGCGCGCAAAACCAAAAGCGCTTGCGTGCTGATATTTATGTCGATGTCTGCGAATTTCATTTCATCTCCTCTGCGGGCTTCACGCCGCCCGCTGGCGTTGGTGGGTGGGGCTAGCGGGCAGACTTCGCGGCCAAGTACGCGGCTTTGGCTTGTTCGGCTGCGCGCAGATAGCGCTTGGCTGTGGTCGGCGTAATCAAAGGGTTGTGGTATTTTTCGATGGCGCGTTGCCATTTAGCGTAAGCGGCGTCAATTGCGTCTTGGGTGGTTTGTTGTGCGCTGTTCATACTTTAACTATAAACCAACGCTGGATTACTGTCAACAACAAAATGACCCGCCGCGCATTATGTTTTTTGGCCGCCGCTGAACCGGACAAGCCGCCACCCGTCAGCGAGCAGGCCATGAACCGCTTCGCGGGCCTGTGGAATGAGTATGTCGAACGCCTGAAGGTCGGCGTTATCGACCTCAAGCAGTGGCGGGCGGTGGCGCGGGAGTGGGAGCGGTTGCGGTAGCCTTCGCCCGCCGTGCCGCCACCATCTTCGCCGCCCACTCCGCGCGCTGTTCCGGCGTCTTGGCGGCGTTGGGGCCTTTGGATACCTTAGTCTGTCCACCGCGCCGCCCGAGGGCGACGGCGGCGGGGTTTTTCGGGGTGTGCTGGGTCATGCGGTCACGTCCACAATCTCAGCGGTGCCAACGCCAGTCAATCCAAACGGGCTGTACTGGCAGGGCGTGCCGTGTTGCTCAAATCGTGCGGTCGCTTCCCATTCGACATCCGGCTGATTTCCGGTCAAGATCACCAAGCATTCGTTAGTGTCTTCGTCGTAAACAAACGCAGTCAATTTTTCCATCTCATCTCCTCTGCGGGCTTGACGCCGCCCGCTGGCGTTGGGGGGTAGGGGGGGGGTTAGGCGGCGTGTTGCTGCTTGGCTACCGCCACCGTAAAAGAGCCGCAGCAGTTGAAGCCGCGAATGCCGATCACGGCGGCGGTTTCGTAATGCTCGAACCAGTCTCGACCGCCACCAACCAACCAAACCCCTTCGATGCCCATGGTGTACGGCTTGTCAAGCTCAATGGCGCTTTGATCGACCATGCGCCATGCGCCGTCAGCGATGCGCACGCAATCGGACATGCTGTCAAATTCGGCGTTTACTGTCACGAGCAGGTTGGCTGCGTTCTTCTTGACGAAGCTCTTAAAGGTCGTCTTGGTCGGGCGGTTGGTGTTGCGTGCGCTGTTCATACTTTAACTATAAGCGCTTATCGTTCGCGTGTCAAGTCTTTTTTTGAGAAAAAATCCATGAAAAAATACCTACTTTTTCTTAGCGCGCTCGCCGCCTACGGGCAGACCGTGAGCCTGTCCGACACGCTCACAAACGCCGTGGGCGGTGGCTCGTACACCGGGCGCGTGACGGTAACCCTCAACGCCCCCGGCAACGCCTCGCCGCTCTACTACAGCACCACCAGCCTGACCGGTTGGCAAGCGGTGTACTGTATCGGCGTCACGGGCGCGGATTGCACGACGACGACCAGCGCGGGCACGTTTGCGGCGACGCTGTACGCCAACAGCACCATCACGCCCGCGGGCACAAGCTACTCCGCGCGGTTCCAGCCGGCAAAGGGTGCCGCATGGTCTGAGGTGTGGACGGTCGAGGCGGCTGACACGAAGCTGTATCAGGTGCGCTCCACGACCGTACCATCGCCAACGGTGATGTTCCAGCCGTCGCAATTGACGGCGGGCGGGGCGTCCAACGGAAGCTGCCTGGTCTTCGACGGTACCGTGTGGGAGCCCGCGGCCTGCGCCTCTGGCGGCGGCTCTGGCACTGTCACGAGCGTGGCGGTAACCGTGCCGTCTATCCTCGCCGTGACGGGCTCGCCAATCACCTCCAGCGGCACGCTCGCGCTCTCGCTGGCAACGCAGACGGCCAACCAAGTTTTCGCCGGGCCAACCTCGGGCGGCGCCGCAACTCCGACGTTCCGCGCGCTGGCATCGGCCGATATCCCGGCCAACGCGGCCAACACCAGCGGAAACGCTGCCACCGCAACTGCACTTGCTGCCGACCCTTCCGCGTGCCCATCGGGCGAATACGTCAGCGACATAGCGGCCAACGGGACATTGACGTGCTCGACGCCCGCAGGCGGAGGCGGAGGCGGAGGCGGAGGCGGAGGCGGAGGCGGAGGCGGCACGGTGACAAGCGTATCGGTCGCCACGGCCAACGGCGTCTCTGGCAGCGTGGCGAATGCTACGACCACCCCGGCCATCACGCTGACGCTCGGGGCAATCAGCCCGACGAGCGTTGCGGCATCTGGGACCGTCACAGGCTCTAATCTCAGCGGCACTAACACGGGCGATCAGACCACGATTACCGGCAACGCCGGGACCGCCACCGCGCTTGCCGCGAACGGTGCCAACTGCTCGGCAGGTACTATGCCGCGTGGCGTCGATGCTTCCGGCGCTGGCGAGGGCTGCGCGGCCGTCGCGCTGGCGTCTGAGGTCACTGGGACGCTGGCAAATAGCAGCACGACCGCCACCGCGCTCAACACGGCATCGGCCATCGTCGCGCGGGATGGATCGGGCAATTTTGCGGCCGGCACGATCACGGCCGCGCTAACCGGCAACGCTTCGACGTCTACGGCACTGGCCGCCAACGGCGCAAACTGTTCGGCGGGGAGCTTCCCATTGGGCGTCGATGCGTCCGGGGCCTCCGAAACCTGCACAGCCCTCCCAACCACGATCAGCGGCACGGCCAATGAAATCACGGCGTCGGCGAGTACGGGCGCGGTAACATTGTCGCTACCTTCCACGGTCAACCTCAGCTCTAAAACCCTCCGCGTTCCCAACGGCATTTTCCTTCCCGGCGCCTGCACAGTCGGCGATGCGTACATGGACACGGATGCGACGACGGGCTCGCGGTGGTACCTGTGCGAGTCCACGAATACCTGGGTGGCGCAGGGAGCGGCGTCTGGCGGGAGCGTGCTGCGCACCACCTACGCCTCGCTTCCGGCGTGCGGTGGAAGTAATACCAATTACCAATACGTGCTGACGGATTCGATTTACAGTGCGCACTGCAATGGGACTTCGTACTCCTATTGGTCGGGGCAAAAGTACATTCCGACTCTGCCGTGGAGCAACGGCACCACCTTTGGGACCGGCGCCACTGTTACAGCCACCACTGGCAGTGTTTTATTTGACGCAGGATCTCCGACGGGTGGAGACTCTATTCGCGCCGCTATCAAAGCCATACCAACCGCACCTTACACGATCATCCTCGACTTCGATATGTCTCAGGCTGGAGCCGTTGGTTCGTCGTCATGCGGGCTGGTGATTACGGACGGAACCACCGCCGCATCGAACAAAGTCATTACGCTGATGCAAAGCTACATCGGCCTCAATATGACCAAGCTTACGAACGCGACGACCTGGAACTCGAATTACATTGCCTATGCACAGGCGACTTCGCGCAATAAGTTTAGCATTAGGTTAGTGGACGACAATACCAATCGCACGTGGTCAACTTCAACTGATCGAATCAACTGGACGCAAGTCTCCCAGCAGTCTAGAACCGATTTTTTGACCGCCAGCCATTACGGCTACGGGTGCAATATGACTGGTGTTTCCGGTTACGTCACAATGGTAGTAGAGGGCCTGTATGCGCAGTAAACGCGGCATTGCCGCCAGGAGTGAGTAATGCTACTTGCCACCGTCCTCCTCGTCTGGCTCGACGCCATCAACCCGCCTGCGACGACCTACCACGTCTACCGGGCCGCGGGTGTCTGTGCCACCACATCCCGGTTTGATCGCGTCACAGTGGACCCTGTGGCCGTCAAAACCTACCGGGATTCGCCTGGGCCGGGTAACTGGTGCTACCGCGTCACGGCCCTATCTGGCGGGCTGGAATCGCCACCATCGGCAGCGGTGGGCATGATCGTTGCGCCCATGGCTGCAACTGGGCTTACAGCCACGCCCGCCGTCGCCGCAGCATCACCGCCGTGACTGATCGTCCCCGATGGCTTCGTCGGCCGCTACGGCCGCAAAGGCGACACGTTCTATTGGCCTGAAGGGGTGCCTGATCCGACGATCACCGGCACCGGCTGGGGGCTGGTGCGGGGGCTGGAGAAAGCTCCGCCCGGAACCACATTTCACGACATCAAAGCCGCTCCTCCATAACAGGTGGGGCGGCTTTTTTGCGTCTCAGGTGCTATATAGCGGTTTGTTTGCGGCGCGTGAGGTTTGGTGTTGACCGGCGCGGCGGGCTGGGTTAACGTTAGTTTGTGAGCAACACAGGAACCACACAAGAGCAGCGCAAGGCGGTACAAATTACGATACTGCCAAGCGTTCACACGTCCATCATTACGCGGGCTAAAGAGCTTGGGGTACACCCTGGGCGTCTGATTGAGTGGGCTTGGGGTGTTGCAAGCAAAAAGGAGAAGGCAAAATGAACGGAACACATCGTTATCCATCAAACGCCGCCGCGCTGCCATTGCCAGCCGGGGCAAAGCGCGCCGGGGAACTGAACGACCGCTTGATGAAGCAAATGGACGCCGGTCCGGCGTATCACGACCTCTGGACGCGGGCCATTCGCGCCAACGATCGCGGCGACTTTGACGCGGTTGAGGTGTCACTTGAAGAGGCGCGCGCCATGGTTCAGGATAACGGGGGTGCGCTGTGAAGCCGAACGCTGACGAACTGCACGCCGCTCTTTGCCACGACTACTGGGGCGCGCTGCGGTCGATGAAGCGGCGCACTGGCGCGAGCTGGGATGCGGTTATTGCCGCGCTGCTGGCGGCTGGCGGTGCGGCATGATCGGCTGGGGCGGCGGGCCGGAAGGCTTGCGGACGCTTCAGCGGCGGTCGGATTGGATCGCGGCGGCGGCTGCGCTGGTTTGGGTGGTGGCTTGGGCGGTGACGCGATGAGCGGCCAACGGCGGGCGAATTGGCGGGCGGAAGCAGAAGGAATTGGCCGCGACGTGGAAGATCGGCTGATGCGACGGATTGAAGCGCTGGAAATGAGCGTGGAGGCACTGGCGCTTGCGCAAGACGGAAAGTTACTGAGTCTTGTTGATGTGCAGTCCAATCTGCGCCGGCTACGGTTTTCGCTCCTCGGTTTAGCTATCAGCCTCTTGCTGGTTATTGTCGCGGTGGCGGTGGGGGTGACGCGATGAGCCGGCGCACCGATGACACGCCGGAGATCATTTTCCTCGCGCTGTGGTTTTGCGGCGTGCTGGCGATTGGATCGTGGGTGTGGGAGGTGTTGACATGGTGAGAGATCCACGCATAGACCCGCGGCCGGGAGATTGGACGGTAATGCGCAGGAAGCACCACGCGCTAACCGAAGATTGGTTTTGGCTTGTGCTTTCACGTAGCACGGACGGGGAGCAAGTCACTTACATGGACAACGACGGCGATATTGACACCACCGATATTGATGGTTGGCAGCAAGGCTCAAAAAACGACGAGGTGCTGTATGTCGCCGAATAGCTTCACCCACGCCCCCCGCTTCGACGCGCTGGCCGCGCATGTGCCGGAAGTATCGCAAGATCCAGCACAACGCCAAGGCTTCATCGGCGGGACGGATATCCAGCATGTGCTAGGTCTGGAACCCTACGCATGCGCGCGGCGGCTGTGGTATCAGAAGACCGGGGCGCCGCCTGATCGGGAATTTCGCATGACCGGGCCGATTGTGGCCGGCAAGCTGATGGAGGACGGGATCGCGGAACTGGTCGCCGAAATGCGGCCAGGCTGGAAGATCCGGCGCAAGCGCGCCACGGCCAACGGCCACGAACTCCAGCGGGTTGACCGCGCCATCGTCGGGCAGGAGCGCGGGCCGGGCGTGCTGGAAATTAAGACGGTAAGCGACCGGGCTTACTGGGACTGGAAGCGCGACGGGGTGCCGCTGGGGTATCTCATGCAGGTGCAGTGGTACATGCGCGTGCTGAAGTGGTCCTGGGCGTGCATCGCGGCGTTAAACCGGGACACCGGGCAACTCGACCTGTACGAGATCGAAGCGCGGCCGGAGTTGATGGCGGCCGTCGCCGAAAAGGTCGATTGGTTCATGTCGCATCACGTTGACCAGCGGACGGCCCCGGCATGGCTGGAGGAGCGCGACGGGCGCTGTGAGTCCTGCCAGTGGGAGCCTAGCTGCCAACTCGACGAGTGGTCCGCGGTCAGCGACCAGGGGCTTGTCCAGATCGAGGGCTTGGCGCCGTTGGTGGCGGAATACCAGCGGGCGAAGGATCTCATCAAGCGGGCGGAGCAAATGGCCGACGTTCTCCGCACGGGCGACGAGGCCGCGGAGGACGAAGCGCACCGGCTTGGGATTGAGGCGCTGATGGGCGTTAATGAGCAGGCGGCGGCGGGGAACGGCGAGTATGTGAAGTTTCGGGTGGTGGAAACTTCGCGGGTCGATACCGACGCGCTGAAGACGAAGTACCCGGACGTTTACATGGACGTGTCAAAGCGGTCGGTGAGTCGGCCGTTGCGAATTTTCAAAAGCAAGGGAGCAAAGTAAATGAGTACGACACAGCCATCGGCGCAAGCCGTGGAAATGAATCAGGTTCAGGAGATGGAGCGGATTGCCACGCTATTGGACCGCGTGACAGACCAGACGATGCGCCAGGAGGCCGAGCGCATGTTACTCGACCGGGCGCAAGCCTATCACGTCCGCAAGCGGCCGGGGTGCCAGAATCAGGACGAGGTGCAAATGCGGATTGCCGCTGGGCGCACGTTTGGGCTTGACCGGGACACCTCGCTGAACGGCTTCGATGTGATTCAGGGCGTAGTGGCGATGCGGGCGAGCCTCCGCGCCGGGCTCCTCCAGCGGCACGGCTGGCACTGGCTTTTTGCAAAGCACGACATGGGTGAGTGCTCGCTGATCGCCACGAAGGACGGTCAGCCATACCTCAACGCTGAAGGCAAACCGCACGTCTTCACCTACACCATGGACGACGCGAAGCGCGGCAAGCTCGACGGCAAGGAAAACTGGAAGATGAATCCCATGGACATGCTGTTTGCGCGGTGCGTCACGCGGCTTCAGCGGCGCGTCTGCCCGGCCGCTACGCTCGGCATGGATATCCCGGACACGACCGAACCGGTGACGCTGGAAATGGTCGTGCAGGAGACGGAGCAGCAGCGCGTGGCGGGTAAATCGGCGTCTGCGCTCGACGCGCTCGAAGCCGAACTGATGCGCGAACCCGTGGCGGTGGCGAATGTTTGAGCATGGCGCATGGTACACGGGCGGCATCGTCGCGGTCGAGTACATCAAGTCCGAAAAGAAGGGCACGCCGGGCCTTCAGATCACCGTTGAAGTGTCCGACCGTGGATCGATCACGGGCGTGTGGTGGCTGACGGCCTCGCTTGTCAACAATCCCGACGACAAGGCGGCAAGCAAGGTGCCGCAATGGGAGGCGGCGCAGATCCGCTGCAAGCAGTTTGGCTGCAATCAGGAGGGATTGGAGCACCAGGAGACGTGGCTGCTTCACATCCAAAAGACGCTCATCGGCCAGCAGGCGTCAGTGATGGCCGAAGTCAACAACTACGGCGACACGTCCGCGCAGGTGGTCTGCAAGCCGAAGTCTGGCGGTGGTGGTGGTGGCTTCGCGCGGGCATCGGCGACGGCTTCACCATTTGCTGCGCGGCCGGCGAACTCGGACCCGTTTGCGGTGGGAGACGACGACCTGCCCTTTTAGATCCCCGCGGGCAACCGCCCGCGGCCTGCCGTTCCAAATCAGCGCACGATCTCGGAAATTTGCGCGGGACGGCAGACCGGGCGCGAAAAGCTCCCGGAAAAGAGGTAGTCCGTCACGAACCACTGAAAACCTGTTGGATTTGGATTCTTGAGGCGGGCCGGGGAGTCACTGGCCCGCTGAAAACAAAGGAGAAGATATGCCACGCGAAACATGCCATTGCGGAGAGTGCCAACGGTGCCACCGACGCGCGTATATGGCCGCGTGGCGATGGCGGAAGATCCGCGGGCCGCTACCTGCAGCATGGGCGGCGCAAGCGCGGACGGAAGCCTGGCAGTTGCAACGGTATATCTGCCCGTTGGCAGAGATAGCCAAATACGAGTTTGGCCGCAAAACGAAGCGGCCGGCGGCGGAATAGGAGAGGGACATGGAAATAGCAACGATTGGACTGTTTTTGCTGGGCGGCGGCGCCTACCTGCGCTGGAAGCCAACGCGGGCGCAGGTGTGGAACTGGATCGCGGCCTGGGCGGCGGCGAATCGTGACGCGGCGATTACGCGGGACAAGATGAAGGGCGTGTATTTGAATGCGGAGGTGCCGAATGGCTGAGAGGACGCTGGCAGAGATAGCGCTTGAAGCATGGTGGGAGCGCGACGAGGCCCAGGCGCACGCCGCGGACCTGAGAGCGGCGCTGGATCTAGCGCGAGTCCAGTTTGATTGGATCAGGCAGAACTCAAAACCGCCCGTCAACGGCTACTCTGAATCGGCGATTTGGGCGGTGGTCGTAACTGCGAGTAGAGATGCTTCGTCCGCCCTTGCCCGCACCCCGGCGCAGTCGCTGGGACGGCTGAAGGCGAAGGCGTCGAGAGAAATGGCGCGATTATTTATGGCGACCAATAAAAGCGACCTGTCGTACTACCAGCGCGATCTAGCCGCCCGGTTCTGCAAAGCCGAAGCCGACCGACTGGAGGCCCTCGATGGACGCTAAACGGCTGGAGGCCCTCGTATACCGCTGCAACGAGGCAATCGAAGATACGGGCAATGGCTTTGGCGCATATTTCGATGCGTCTGACATTGCCGACCTCGCCCGGTGCGCGGCGGCTTGGGCGAAGGTGGAGCGGAGTAGCAACCCGATGATTGAACGCCGGAACTGGCCGCAAGGGGCTAAGTGGTATTTTCGGCCAGGTGGCCGATCTACTGGTAGCGGCGACACCGCCATCGCCGCTGTCGAA